TTCTTATCCTGCAAGTCGGTAAAGCTAACTTTCATTGACTGCTTGCCGATTGTCTTGTTGGCATGCGAGAAAATCATTGCATCGAATTCCTGCAAGATATCAGGGAAGTATCGAATATCACTACCCACTTGGTAAGCCTCACAAAACACAGACTTAGCAATCTGGTTAATGAACTCCTCGAACGTCAAATCCTGAGAGTCAAAAGTAAAGTCAAAGTAGGCGACCTCTTCACTACCAAAGTACGACACAAGCTCGTCACGGATGTCGCGTAGGTGCGAACGAAGCTTATCTGCCTGAGCTTGGCTGCGACGGCCAAACCTTTCATTAATTGCAGCAAAGTACACCGCGTCATCAAAGTAACGACTTTTAAACCTGCCTGAGCCGTCGTTATATTGACGCTCGGCTAACATGTTGATTCGCTGCGCTGTACCAACACTAAATGCTGATTGCTTACGTCTAGTCTGGACGGTTGTCTTATTGCCATACTCCGCGCCGCTTGGTTCGTTACGAATGAAGTACAGCTCTGTTAGTTCGACAATATCAAACACAGCGCCACTAAAAGCAAAGTCTCGTGGCGTGTCGCGATTAAACTCAACTTGATAATTGTCATATGGATGGTCAACATAAAAAGTATCTCCGGTTTGTTTTCTTCTATTGTCTGAGTTTGATGAAACAGACCAAGGCGAAGTAATACCGATACCCGTTGGTACGCCTGCATTATCAAGCTCACGAACGGTAATTGTGCCGGTGATGGTTAGGTCGGAAGTCGCATTGCCACCCGCGTCTTTGTATAGACCGTCACTAAGTAAATTATATTGAATCGTACCGATTCCGCGCTGACCAGCGAATGGGCCCAACGTACCAGCGTAAAGCTTAACTATCTTTGCATCTGGCGTGATGTCTGTAGATACGATTGGGTCGTAAAACTCTTCGTTTGGTTTTTTCATGTAGTAATCAGTTTCAATCTCATCAGTGATGTAGGTGTCATACTGGGTAGTGAATTGATTAATAGTTTTATCTATTGAACGACCATTCATTCTTTGCCAAGCGTCGTATATTGGACCGCTAGAGTAAGGGATAGTAACCTCAACAAAATCAATACCAACATCAGTCACCACGTATTCAATCGTCAATCCGTTATCCGTTGAGATGTCTGTCTTTTCGTTTTCATTTATATTAACGGCTGTATATGTTCCGCTTTGATTTAATATGTAAACTGTTTTTGTCCCTATCACTCCGTTGCCGTAAGTGTCAACCATTACAAGGTCATCACCAATATTGTACACATCGGTTAGTGAATACCCATCAGGAAGGTTAGTCGCTGTAACCAAGCCAACCGTACCATTTGCAGAAAGCGAGTATTCAGTGTCAACGCTAAGGTCATTCGGCGGGTCAATCTCATCACGTACAGATTCATCTGACTGGAAAGCTGTTCTTATTGGTTCGTTAATCGACCCACCAACCGTGAAGTAAGGTGTCGCACCGTTCATTGGTGTTTCGTATGGTCGGTAAGCATTTAGCGTCCAGCCTGCCATTGCATCACCTGGTGTATTGCCATCTCTCACATCGCTGATTTCGTATTCACCCTCACCAATGCAGTAGTAACCGTATTCAACCTGTTCATTATTCTCAATAACAATGTACTCATTAGCCATCTTTGCAGGGTACGAGCGCAACTGACCGCAAATGTACTCGACACGCTGGCCAAGTCTCGCGTCATTGGTTGGTTTTTGGATTCGGTTGTTTGCAGATTCAGACGTTCGGTTAATATTATCAGGCGTCTTGATGTTCTTAGCAGCAACGAATGAGTAAATAGAAGCAGCAACAGAAACGGCAATCGCAGCCCACTGAATCCACACAGCAACAACGCCCTGTACACCCTCGCGTACGTAAACAGCACAATCTTGCTGTCTATGCATTTGCTCGGTGTTTGCGATGATCTGGTGCTCTTCAGGGTCGCAGAATCCAGCCTTAACGGACTCGATGCCAGCCTCGCCAATGATAACGAGATTGCTCCACATGTGGGATGGATAGAGATGTAAAGCGTCAATAGGTCGAGTGATATCAACCCGTAGCTTTGGTTTAGATAGTGAATCTTCAATGATATAAGCAGCCATAACAAGCCTCGAATGGTTATTTGACTGCTATTTTAACACCCAATGCGATACGTGATGCCACTCGCTTTTTACTGTCTCCCATCGCGATAATGACACTTGCCCAAATGAATCCCGACCAAAGTTATGCAGTACATCATTACCAAGCTTTAAAGCAACGTGAGTAAGTCCGTGCGAGTCTTTAAGGATTAAAACAGTTAACTCCCTTACAGGTTGTTTTAGTCGCTTAAAATCACCTCTAGATAGCTTTTTTAGTTGACCTTCATCTTTACCGACGCCAAAGATTGAGTTGGCATCATAACCAGTCAAGTCAGTAAAAGCCGCGCACGCTAGGTGGCGGCAATTAAAGAACTCAAAGCTATAACGCTTGCCAATGTACTTTCGGCAAACCTGAGCCCACTCCATTAGATAAACGCCTCTAGCATTGGTACATCAGTCAAATTGTAAGACTCTCCAGTTTGATTGTACTTGCTGCGAGGTGGCACAGCTTCAAAGCCTGCAAACTGGCTAGACGCATCATACACCAACTCCACACCAAATATACGCAATTGGTTATCTTCTAAAATGTAACTCGTATCAGTAGAGTTAAATTTCATGCTTCGATAATCAATCCACTCTTGTTGCTCAAAGTCGGTTTCATTAAATAGCTCAAGCGTTTCTTTGTTGTACCCTCCAAATTGACAATCAAAACCAGTATCTAGTGACGTTCCAATGTTCTTTTGAGTTTCTGAAAATGGCGCAAACGGATAAAAACCCGCAGCGCTTGATTCAGTAACCGTTGTCCCATTAGCATCATCTAGCGCTATACGCAAAGGCTCAGACCAAGATGGGTGCGATAACTCAACGCATCGCACCATTGGCTCAAGTTTCGGCTGCCTTGCCAGCCATTCTTCGTATGTCATGCTTGCTTTTAACTATATCTCTTTCGCGTTTTTAAGTTTTTCGTTCTTACTTAAATGATCATATGCTAGTTTTAAGGGGTCTTTACCCTCCTGATAGTTAAAGTCGCCGATAAAGTTGCAGGGTAGGGTCGCACTCTCTTTATATGCTACAGCTCTATACCTCCAGTCTTTAGGGTTGTCACACTGATAGGTAACTTCAGTCACCTTTATGTCAACATTAATAGTCACACCGTAAAAGTTCATATCTGCGTTAATCATTAAACAATATCTCCTGTTGCGTTTTTCCAAGATGACCCACTCCACCAGATAGGAGTTTGTAAGCTTGTATCAAAGTGTTGAAAACCTGTGGTTAAGCCTGTTGTTGGCCTGCTTGCTGTAGAGCCTCTAGATATTTCTTGATAATATCTTTCATTTTCAAATAGTGCCACACCTGTGCTTGAGTTGTATGAGTAAGTCACCTTGTAAGACGTTGTTCTGTTTTGGAGATTCTCAGCAGTAAGCGTTATGTAGCAAGTGTCCTCATCTAAATTTTTGTTAGTTTTAAAGTAATAGGATAGCTCATCACTCCCTGTGAACAGGCTTGATGGAACTAGAGACCTTAGTTGTGTATCATTTGAGTTTACCGTTATGGTACATTCACCGTAAAAACCGGTGTATTGCTCAATTACCATCCTACAAAGCTGCTGTATATTTACAGCTATTGAGCTGTCAATTACATTACCGTTTACATGAGTAACACCGTACCTTTTAGTGACTCCCGACAGTTCCCTTCGGTCACTCCTAAACTTAGCAGCACCTCGATAGAGAACTCGGCTTCTTCTTTGGTCGTTGATACTTGCAGGGTTTGTCGATTGGAATGGTAAGTTCCCATTTCCTATATCTGTATTAGGCCCTGATGCTGCTATGTCTTCATCGCCAACAACAACGCCATAGGCATCAAACTTTGTTCTGTCTGCCATTGCTACGTGCCAATTGTTAATGGTGTTGCCATCCACGTTGCTGCTAGTGGTATAGGAAGGTCTGTCCACTAAAGGTACTTCGAAAATACCAGCACCTAGTCTTATGTTAGTTTCGTCTATGTCTGTAACAGTATCTTTTAATACGTATTTACCCGAAGTTAAATCATAGTTAGCGTCTGCGTATGTCTCACTCCTAGGGAATGAACTTATGGTATCAGGGTAAATACCAGTGAGCTTGTTAAAGCTACCAAATAAAGCAATCCCACACATCATAGGAGACCATAATGCCCATGGGTGTATATTTTCTATTGTCCACGAACCTCTGACCACAAAAGGGACGTGATACCCACATACAACATTATTCTTCAGTGTTGAGTCAAACAAAGGGGCATATAAGCCTATTGTGTAACGCTCACTTTGAAGGTTGTCTGGCTCGTTAAAATCAACGATATCGGTAATATTTGGTCCCCAGAGGTGGAGGTCACTAAAATCATATTCATAACCAGTGTCCCCAGTCTCAACTGGTTTTGTTTTTACTCCAATAATTGAGCCCTTGAGCTTAAATCTTCTACAGTCTCTCGTATAAAGAACTCTACATGTTGGTGTTTTTGTAATATCACCTGCATAGCTATGCAAGTCCTGACCGTCCAGATGTCGAGAACATACGTCTACGTAAATACCGTCACCTGTAAATCGAGTGGTTATTACATTGAAGATAATTCCTCCTGGTGCTGAATTTTCATCAATGATAATTCTACCGTCAAATCTAGCAGACAGACCACTTCGCCAGTTGATTTGTGATGCTAAGTATATTTTACTAGTGCACGTTAACTTTCTAACGTTTTCCGTGTCGTAGTTTACTGCTGCTTGGATGTTTGGCGATCTATCCTCCGTCAGTGTCATGGTTGTTGTTGCTCCAAGCCACTCACACTTTAGCTCGCCGTTGTGTTGTAGAACGGCGGTATTTCCATTACCTGCGTCAAGAATTCCGTATCCATCATGAGTTCCGCCAGACACAACCAAGAATCTCCCGCCACCTCTTTCGGATGGTGTAACAGTCGCCCCTACCGAAAACGAACCAGAGGCTATCGAGCTTAATGTTGTTTCAATCGAATACCTAGAATCAGCAATTGCAGCAGTAAGATAGCCGCCAGCAAATAAATTAACATCAGCATCCGGTGTTGTTGTAGTTGTGGTGTATGGCGGATTAGTCGCAAAGTAAGACTCACCATCATAGGTTATGAATTCAAACTTTGATTCTAATGTGATTCCATAAGCGTAGGCGCCTTTATTCAGTAAGCGATATGAATCAATCGCCGCGTCAGCTTCTGCCTCTTTATTAGTGATTGATTGCTCATACTCACCCTCAAGAGCTGGCAGCGTCTTACGAACTTGACCAGTATAAGAAAGTGTAGACGTATCGATATCAGCACCAGACGGCGAGCCGTTAACTTTACCTGTGACAACTTCACCTAAATGGTTGAGTTGTTCTTTCGTGTTACAAAAATTTATATCAGACATAAAAAAGCCCATCGTTTGTAGTGATGGGCTCATTTTATC